TGTATACTCAGTAGGGATAATGCTGCCGGGAATAATGACAGAAGTTTCGCCAGTACCAGAATTGTCGATACTTCGATACGAATCTGGCCATTGCATGCCATAAATACAGAGTATTTTAAAGGGTGCGGCTAAGGTTATTTGATTAGGGTTGCTTTTGCCTGATTTTCCCGTTCCCACATAGCTCCCCAAAATAACCTTCGCCCCCGCGTGCTCGTCCACATACTGCTTGTTGGCGGCGTCGTTTGGACTTCCCGGCAATGACAAGTTTTTGATCTGGCCGTTATGGAAAATAAGCGACTTCTGATCATTGGAGTTCTGACCGAAAATGATCGTATCTGCGAGAACTCTAAGTCCCCACGTGGAAACAAATACAACCTGTGCTCCGTTTTCACTCCCAATATATAAGGCACTCCCACTAGAACTATCTACCCCTAATATAAGGTTGCCAGTTACTACGCCGCCAGCCAGCGGCAGGAATGGAGCACTTTGCATACCAGCCAGAGCGGTGTTAAACTCCTCTTCGGTTCCGGTATATCCTTTCTCTTTTGCCGCCTGATAGGCGGACTTTCCAGGTGCACCATCCTTGCCGTCTGCCCCTGGAGCTCCGTCTTTGCCGGGCAGTCCCACCCCGGCAACTTTTTTGCCGTTTACAACGATAGCCATGTGCTACACCTCCACCCATTGCCACATGCCGGGACTGTCGGGCGGCCACGTACAGGGAATCATGTCCCCACCCTCGGCAACCTTGTAGACCTTGCCGTTGTAGCTGTAGTGCTTGCCCGCGTGGCAGTCCATGCCGTACACCCACGGGATGGGGTCGTCCGCTGTGCCAGCGTGCTCGCGGTCAATAGGCCGGTAGATGGCGAGCATGCCGTCGTCGTGCGGGGGCATCTCCTCTTGAGGAGTTACCGCCTGCACCACCCGGTAGAGCTGGCCGCCGTCGTTGAGGATACGGCCCGCAGGCAGTTCCTCGCCGTCTGCCAGTACCACCGCCCAGGTGGGAAACAGATCGGGCATGTCCAGGGCGTAGGTGTCGGGGATAGCCGTGCTGGTGGCCGCATAGGCCCTCATAGCGGCGGCGTATTGCGGAGTTAGTTCAGGCTCCGGCGGTCTATTGTCCGGGGCGGCCTGTCCTGTTTCGGGGTTGTAGCGCCACCCCTGCTCTACATCGTCCTGTACCTCTACACAGCGTCGTGCAAATGCCTCGCTATACCACTTCTCCGGTGGAAGTGCGTATTCCGGGATGATTTCGCGGACAGTGTTATCCTCATTTAAATAGACTGTTTTCATCAAGAAATACCTCTTGCGTAAATCGCCACATATCCATCGCCGCCTTTGCCACCTATGCCGCTGGGCTTATACTCGCTGGAACGAAAAGTCCATCCCGCTCCACCACCTCCTCCGCCACCACCGCGGGTACCGTTTTTACCCATTATTGCATTGCTCTGGCCGGTAGCTCCAGCGCCACCATTACCGGCTCCACCGTCACCGCCATTTCCGCCGGGAGTTGGCGGATCATTAAGACTAGGATTGCCCCCTCCGCCACCTCCGCCACCGAAAGGTTTAAACCCAACAATAGAAATAATAGGCCCAGCATTGCCATCGCCATCGCCATTGTTATTATGGCTACCACCACTACCACCTATCATGAGCCAACCAGGAACAATCTCATTGGGGGCGTAGCCACCACCCATGCCACCAAGATTGGCTATTCCACCACTGCCACCAGGTACGGTAATACCAAAAGCGCTACTGCTCCCACCAGCGGAGCCATTATTAGTGACGGACGGTCCCAAAGAAGAGACTGCACCAGCTCCACCAGTTCCAAC